ACCTCGGCATCGAGGGACTGGGTGACAACATACCCGCACACATCCGCAACCGTATCATCCGAGTCAAGATGCGCAAGGCCACGCTTGACGAGTGGCGTGCATATGCTGAGCGCAAGGGTCTGGACTATCGGGTGATCGCCTGTGCCGTCAAGCATCCGCAGATCTTCGACTCGTTCCTCGACTATGAGGAGGGGGGCAAGTATGCAGGCAAGCCACTTGCTAAAGACAACCCGCACATCTACAACCCACGTGAGATGCAGGACGCATACGTGTCACTGCGCTCGATGGAGACAGCGTCTGACATTGTCAAGACACTTGATGATGTGGGTATGAACCTCGTACGTGCTCAACTTTATGGTGCAGTGGGGCCGTTCGCAGAGAATATCTGCACAACAATAAGACTTGGCAACACGTTGCCAGACTTCAGCCTTATCAAGCACGACCCACACAACGCACCACTCGTCAGCGACCCAGTCGCACAGATTATCCAAGCGCAGCAGTTCGTCACTCTCGCTAATACACGTGAGGAGGCAGACGCTGTGACCACATACGTCAAGCGTATGCGTGAGGAGATCAGGCAGATGTTCATTGCGGCTATCGCTAACAGTTCCAAGGTCGGTATGTACGTCACAGTCAGCGCGTTCTCTGAACTGCTCGCTGAGAACAAGAAGTTCGTTTCCCTCAACTGAAGTAAATAAAACCAAGGAGAGTCATCATGACAACAAGCACGACAACACGTTTTAATATCGACACCTGCGCCATGCTCGTGGAGTTCAACGCTTCCGTGTGGACAGCGCGTAAGCTGGACAGAAAGACAACCGACGAGGTGGTCACATCTAAGAACGCTGCTGCTAAAGATGCAGCACGCGTTAACAAGCACCTGCTTGCAGGGCGCAACGAGCTGGACGTCATCCAGACATACATCAACAGCATCCGCACATACGTGTATGAGAACACCATGCCGTGGTCAGACAGCGGCATCAGGCTGCTGCCGACTGCGAACTTCATCACATTCAATCAGCGCATGTCTGACGCTGAGAACACGTTCTTCTCATACGTGGAGGACTTTATCCATGTGTATCCCTCGCTCATCACAGCACAAGCGATGGCGCTCGGTGACATGTTCAAGCGTGACGACTACCCTGATGTGGATGCGATTGAGGGCAAGTTCGCCTTCCGTGTGAACTATATGCCTGTGCCACGTGCAGGTGACTTCCGTGTTGATGTGGGCAATGACGCGCAGAAAGAACTTCAGGAGAAGTTAGCCAAGCTCGCTGACGAGCGTGTCGAGGCTGCGATGGCTGACGTACGTGAGCGACTCAAGACACATCTGACGCGTATGCAGGACAGATTAGGTTATGACAACGTGGACGGGGAGCGTAAGACGCGTAAGTTCCACGACTCACTTGTCACGGGTGCGCTTGAGTTGTGCGAGATGGTCAAGAGTCTGAACATCATCAACGACCACACACTTGAGCAAGCGCGTGCGGGGCTGGTGCAGACCCTGCAAGGGGTGGACGCTAAAGAGTTGCGCACTAACGAGGCGGTGCGTGAGGACGTGCGCAAGAACGTGGACGCGCTGCTCAATAAGTTTGCCTTTTAATAACTGATTCACTAACGGGGGCACATGCCCCCATAACTCAAGGAGAACAACATGACATATAACACCATGACCCCACGTGAGCGCATCACGGCTGTGGGTGTTGACCTTACGCGCAACGCGTTGTTTGCTCAGCTCAGTGGCGTGGCGATGATAGGTACGGTGGAGATCACTGACCGTCTGCCCACGGCTGCGACTAATGGTCGTGATGAGTATTACAACCCTGAGTTCGTGCTTGCACAGAACCGCAAGCAGATGCGCTATGTCCGCATCCACGAGAACCTCCACAAGATGCTCAAGCACTGCGTCGAGTATAAAGACGTCTGCACACGCTACCCGCGCGAGTCCAACAAAGCGATGGACTATGTAATCAACGGCATGATCGAGGAGATTGATCCTGCGTTCTCATGGGTCGAGCGTCCCACCGTACCACCACTCGTTGATGATAAGTACAAGGGCTGGGGCTTTCTGCGTGTGCTGCGTGACTTACTCGATGAGGGCGGTGAGGAGGGCGAGGACGGCTTTGACGATCACTTGTTTGATGAGCTTGGTGATGATGAAGCAGAAGAAGCACATCGCAGAATTGACGAGGCAGGGAGGCAGGGCAAGCTGCTTGCTGAGAAGCTAGCGGGTAACGGCAAGGGCGGTGGGCGTCTTGACCTCAACGCTACAAAACGTAACACCGAGTGGCGTCAGCACATGCGCGAGTTCTTCGACACAATCTGTAAGGGCGATGAGCACTCACGCTTCGTGCCACCTAACAAACGTTTCGCACCGCTGGGCATCTTGCTGCCCTCGCACTTCGCATACAACAAAGGCGAGATCATTATCGCCGGTGATACGTCAGGCTCGATGGGGCCAATCTATCCCATCTTGTTCGGTGAGATTGCACAGATCGCACAGACTGTTATGCCCGATGCACTGCGCGTTATCTGGTGGGACACATCCGTGTGTGGCGAGCAGTTGTTCAAGCCTGACGAGTATCACTCCATCGCTACGCTCATGAAGCCAATGGGTGGGGGTGGTACGTCACCACAATGTGTTGTGAAATATATCGCTGAGAAACAGTACAAGCCGCGTGCCGTTGTGTGGCTGACCGATGGGTATCTCGATGGTAACAGTGCAGTCGTGCCTTGTGCTGCGCTGTGGGGCGTCGTTGACAACGAAGCCTTCGTTCCTCCACAGGGTAAAGCCGTTCACATCAAAGGAAGGATCTAAGCATGACGCAACTCGACCTCTTTCAACCAGTGTCACTTTCTTCTTACAACAGACAGGAGCATCTCATGAACACAACCAAACCAGTTCAGCAGTTAGCCATCACTGCAAAAACCATCGAGCAAGCCATCAAGCTGCTCAAAGCAACGGGGTGTCAGTACAAGATCATTGACGTAGCAGGTAACGAGTACGGCGATCTGCAAGTTGTTGCCGAGAAAGGAACTAAAAAACGTAAGAGCACATACGCCTACGGATCTGTGACCAATCACTTCAAACCCTATCTCAAAGATTTAGACGTGGGCGATGTGGCAGTCGTGCCGATTGATAAGTTTGAGCACGCATCACTGCTCAGTTGTGTAGCTGCATGGTGCGTAACGAACTGGGGTAAGGGCAACGCTAGAACCTGCCGTTCGGGGGACACCATTCAAGTATTGCGTTGCGGTTGAATAGTAAGCACACATGAGTAGACATCACGTCTACTCAACAACAACTTTACAAGGAGAGTAATCATGTCATTTTCAGCAAACGTATGGGCCTTACCCTCAATCACATCGTACGAGCAAGCCAAGAAGTGGTTTGATAAAACACCCAAGCCACCACGTTCAAAGAAGTGGAGCGACCACGAGCGACCGCTCAAGAATGTAGCATCGTGGCAGTACAGGCTTGAGCGCGGTGCAGCAGACGCCTACTTCGATGTGTGTCTGTATCACACCAAGATGATCCGCTACATGAAGCCCGATCAGTTCGGCTATCGCCTCGTGTATATCCGTGGTTATGACTCGATGACTTCTCGTAAGTTTCTTGCACGCAATATCCCAAACACCTACGGTGGGCAGGTGGCGAGTTACATGGGCGATGACGACAAGCACTACGTCGTGCCGTTCAACCATCACGTGCACTATCACTACACACGCGATCACCCAGAGATTAACCATAGCGGTATGTTGTTCTCTGCCATGCTCAAGTTCAGCCCGACAGGACGGCTCGTTGTCAGTGAGTCCGATCACATTCCCGTACACAAACAAGTAGTGTCTGATGAGCGTAAACAAGAACGCGCTGCGTTTCGTAAGCAGATTAAAACCCTCAAGCTGTTGGCCTTGTATCGCTTGGAGACTTATCGTGCTAACGCGTCATGGGGTGAAGTTACACCGTTCAAATTATCTATAGCAGCCTCAGAAATCAACAACCTGAAACGCACACTTCGTAACAGTGAAATCAATGACGAGATCGAGCTGATACTCAACGACGTGGGGCAGGCAGTCTTTGATAATTTGTACTCAACATATCTCACAACAAATGACCTGATAGTCGGCAATCGCTGGTCGATAAATGGTCATTCACTTCGTGACTCTCCGCAGGCACTTGCGTCTAACATTACGGATAAGCAGTTCCTCGCTGCGCTTGAACGCGCACTGTTAAAAGCCGTGTCGCTCGACACGCCGGACAAACTTGAGGCACTGCCTAAATTTGCTGGACTACCACGCAAGTTCTTTTGGTAACGATAAAGGAAAGCTATGAAAGATATAAGTGAACATCTTATGCAAGCGCACAGAGAGTTAAAAGAAGTGTATGAGTACGTTAACGAGCGGCGTTATGAACAGGCACTACATCATGCAGAAGAAGCGTTGTTTCATTCACGCTGCGCAGTGTTATGGCTAAAGGAGCGGACTGATGACCCCACAGCCCCTGACCGATAAACAACTCAAGGTACTCAAGTACGTTAAGAAGCGATCAACCCCGTCAACCGTGAGAGAGATTGCGTTGCAAGTGAAGCTAGACAAGAACACTGTCTACTCATTGATGACCAGACTCACGCGGTTGGGGTGCGTTGAAAGTTTCTTAAAGAAAGATCCCGACAGGCCGTACATCACGGCAGAGCGGCACTACAAATTCATAACGATGGAACCTACAAAACAGGAGAAGCTATTTCAGAAGAACGAAGATCAAATGTTTTGCAAGAAGTTTGCTAAGACAAGGGTGACCATACCCCAGCCTTTTTTCAGTGATCCATTCAACATGACAGGAGCTAGAGATGCACATCAAGACGACAAGCGAAAGCACAAACGTACTCGAAACGTTCAAAAGACAGTGGCGACTTCTTAAACAACCCTACCCGTGGAAAGATCCAAAAGTTATTGCAGAGCGTAAGCGTATCGCTGCGCTCGATAGGGCGCGTATTGAATTCAGACTAAGTGGAGGTGTGGAATGAGTGAGTACCACAAACTACGCGCTGAGTTTGCCAAAGCTGCCATCACGGGAATACTTGCAGGTAAGTGGGGACAAATGCCCCAGTACAAACCCGAAGAAGCGTTTGCTGATTTTGCTTTTAGGGTAGCAGACGCAATGATGGTGGCGATGCTCAAGAGGAGAGAGCAAGATGAGCCTGCTCAATGATCTGTTTGCCGAAGCCCACGACGAGGTGTTGCAGGAGTTGTGGGACAGAAACTTAATCAAGGTGTGGCGAGCACCGCGCCACATGTACATGAATAAAACCACGCGTATCTTTGTGCAAGACAACAACATCACATACGAGAAGTTGAACACACTCAAACGTACACCACGTTATGGCAAGCAGCAGCAGGTCACTGTTGCGCGTTTTGTAGCAGCGTATTTGCCCAAGCTCAGCGATAAGTTGTGGGACAGCAAGATGACTGATGATGAGCTTGTTGCGTGGTTAGGTAAGAGCAAGATGGATACGTTTATGTCGATGGTGGATGACGCTAAGGTAAGGCAAGAAACAAAAGAAAAGTATCACGTCAAGATGAAGTACCAACAAACAATGATGGAGGGAAAAGTAGATGAGCGTTGGCATGACAAGCAACTACGTAGTTCGTGGTCAACAATAAAAGGAAAATCAAAATGAGTTTAATGAATCAAAACAAACCAGCAGAAACAGAAACACAACCGATATTTTTTCTACATAATTTTCCCTTGTACCCACACTACACCGAGAAACATAAGTGGGTAGGGCCAGGGCGTTGGACAGAACGGGTTGAATACACCACGTCCGAATTAGTCGAGCTTGGAGCACGACTTAGCACGATGCAGTTATGGAAACGTAGTTGGACAGATGAACTGAAAGGATGGAGGATTTTGTGAAGCACGACCCCGTTAATCACCCCAAGCATTACACCGAACACCCGAGCGGTGTGGAGTGCATCGAGATTACTGAACACATGAACTTCAATGTTGGTAACGCCATAAAGTATTGCTTTAGGGGCGGAAATAAAGTACAGTCTGAAGAGATTCAAGATCTTCAGAAAGGTGTTTGGTATGCAGAAAGAGAAATGGAAAGTTTTCCCAAGCGATACTCGTTACGAGGTGAGCACTCTGGGGCGTTGTCGAATGGTGGGAAAGGGAAGGATCAGGAAACCTGTGCGGATCAAGAATGGGTACATGACTTATTTGTTTTCTTCACCGATAAAACTTCGTTATGTCCATGTGATGGTATTGGAAACTTTTGTTGGTCCGCGCCCACCGAACATGGACGCGTCACATTTAGACGGAAACAGACAGAACAACAATCTGTCAAATTTAATTTGGGAAAGCACGTCGAACAACATAAAAAGAAAGAAAGCGCACAACACGGAACCGTTAGGGCAGAAGAGGTGGTCAGCAAAGCTGACAACGAAACAAGCAATAGAGATCAAACTGAGCAAAGAATCTCAAGAAGTTGTAGCGAAGAAATACAACATATCAAGAGCGCAGGTGTGGAGGATACGATCTGGAAAAAACTGGCCGCATTTATTAACCATGAAACTAACGTAAATCGAGCAGCCGCTATTTTCTATTTAGTTGCACATAACAATGAAATGTACCGACTACGCAAAGCACGTTGGTATATCGACCGTGAGATAGCACGAATACTGAACGGTAAAGAAGATCCGTCATTCATGAAAAGGAGTGAAGAATGGAAAAACCACACAAACGATCAAGCATGAGCGCTGAAAACAAAAATGCAAAGACACCAATAGATGGTGGGGCAGCGTTTCCTGTCGCACATTCGCACCTAATCCAATCAGGTATGTCCCTGCGTGACTACCTTGCAGCCAAGGCGATGCAAGCACTGGCTCGGCATGAGAATTATTTTGATGCAACCGCGAGGCAAGCTTACATGATTGCAGACGCGATGCTGAAAGCGAGGGAGCGATGAGCAGAGAAGCTATGAAACAACCCGAAGCCTTGCAGATGGCTGATGATTTGGATCACGAGTTCACGCAAGGCAGAATCAGTAACCACAACGGGCGCAAAGCCGCCGTTGAACTGCGCCGGTTGCATGAGGTCAATCAGGATCTGCTGAAGGCACTCAACACGATCCTCAACATATGCTTGCTAGATAACGGGCACTGGGCCAAGACGATAGAACGCGAGGCTCATGAAGCCATCGCTAAAGCAACAGGAGAGAAATCATGAGCGATTCATACGATGATTACGAGGCAAAAATGGCGCTTGCAGAACACGCATGGGAGGTAAAAACTGAACACGACCGTGCCGTCGAGTTAGGGCAAGCGTATGAGCGAGGATGGAATGCAGCATTAG